CTTTATGATACACCACTCAAGGTGCTGGCTCTGGATAAGTCACTCGGCTTCATCGAGCTGGACGAGCTGAAAAAACTCAAAAGAAAGGCGGGAAAGTCCACTGTTAAACGTGGTAATCGCAGACGATCGGCCGTTGTGGGTGCAGGAAGAAGATAAGCTCATGGCCTGTATGACACGTTGCTCTCAGTTTAAGGCATGCACCAGCCGAATGGGTTCTGAATGCAAGAAGCTCGGCGGCACAGAGATACCCAAAATCAATTCAGGAGGTAGATCCCATGGAACAGCAAAGCATCAATCCTTACAAGCCAGGACCGGTTGAAGAATGGAAGATGACGCCGGAACAGCTGGCGGAATATGTGAAAAAGCATCCGATCGTTTACCGGGAGGATCTGAAACCATCGCCAGCATTCACGATGGCCGGATGGAAACCGGATCACTATTAAACACAAAAAAAGCACCGAAGCGTTAGCCCCGATGCTCTGATATGAACTGGTACTTCTATCATAGCACAAGCACAGGGGGCGCGCTAGGTGTACAAACCACAGGAAATTAAAAATAGAGATTTGAGCATTGGAGAAAGTATCGAACCGGGGAAAATCCGCATCATTATTTTAGATGGAAATGAGGGCACTGCACATGTCCTGGATACCCCGGAACACGGTGACACAATCATTCAAACAATTAAAGGCGGTCTGGCTCGTTTAGATTATAAGATCGGCCACAAATTCAAATAGCAGGGGCTTTCCCCTGCGGGGGAGGAACGGCATGGATAAATTGCAGGAAATAAAAAATAGATTTTCAATAGCATCTTCACTTTATAAAAAGCAAATAGACGTTAATTGGTCCACTATTCTTGAAGATCAAGAATTTCTAATTCAATCAGTAGAAAAACAGCAGGCAATCATCGAGGAAAACAAGCGCCAGCAGGAGGTAACGGTTCATCAGTTCCGGCAGGCACAAAAGGACATTCAGCATCTAAGCGGGGATAGGAAACGATACAAACAGGCATTAGAGAAGATCATTACCAATCTCAATTTTGCGATAACAGTTGCCCAAAATGAATTGGAGGGTGATGTGAAATGAACGCAAAAAAAGTAACTATTCCTGCCCGCGATTCCAATGGTTTCATGATCGGGTTCAAAGAAGTGAACGCACTTTGGGAATGCCCTACTTGCGGCGGAAAAATGGGGAATCCTCAGTTCATGCAGCATGCTGAGGACGGATTCTTTGGATCAATTCATATTTGGGTAAATCCCTGCGGACATGTAGCTCATTATAAGAATCTGCAGATTGTAGGTGATGAAGAATGATCCCTTTACAAGTTGAGCTTCAGCGGGCAGTCAAAGCCACGAAAGACGAAGCGATGACAGTTGAGCAGGCGGCGGAATATTTGAAAGTGCATCCAGATTACATACCAGTGCTCGTGGCAAAGTCAGACGATCTGAAAATGATCGGTGATGAAACAATCATTGCAAAGCGTGATAAGACAAACGGCTGGCTCATTGGGGCGATGGTTATGTGATTACTGCAAATCAGAAAGGGAACAGGAGTTGTCCACAAAAAAGAGATAAGAGGAAAACCTCTTATCTCTCAGACACTTTTAATACCAACCTTGGTATTCACCAGTCCATGTGCCATCACTGTTCTGCCAGGCATCTTTTAAATAGTATTTAACACCACTAAATACTGTTACATTAAGAAGTTCTCCACGTGTATTAGCTTTGATATATATAGTTTTTAACACAGCCTGAGGAGTTGCAGTTTTATGACTCGCGCCATCTGCGGTAGGGCCTGCAGCAAAAGCAGGAGCTGCGGAAACGAGTAATGCAAGGGACAATGCGGAACCTGTTAAAACTCTTTTCAATTTCATTTTAAACACTCCCTTTGGTTTTTTAATACAACTGTATTATTGCATAGAATACAAAAATATCCAAGGGAATTTTTGTTAATATTTTGTGAACGTGAATTTAGTTAGGGGGATTGGATGGCACTCAGAATATTGTTTCTGCTGATGGGATGCGGATTCTGGACTTATTTCCAACACGATTACAGGCCGGACATGGAAGCGAATCTTGCTTTGATCGGAGCAATCATTTCATTTACGGCCGCGGCTTACTTTAAAGATATTGATAAGTATATAGAGAAGAGGGAAGATAAATGATTTTAGTTCTTGTTCTAGTTGTATATCTAGCATCCATACCTTTTGCATGGTTAATGACAAAGTTAGGGCATCAAATTGCTTTTAAAAACATATCACCAAACTTTTCAGATGCTGTAATTGTGTTTATTCCAATTTTAAATATTTTTGCTGGTTTGTTTTATTTAGTTGAGATTTCAAAAACCAAATATAGAGGCAAAGTTGATACCAGCAAATTCTTTAAATTATAGAAAGTGATATATAGAGTCTAGTATAATAATACCTAAAAAGGGGTTTATTATGAGCTGGGCACAATTTTTTACTATAGCGTTAACTGCAATTTTATCAGCGCTCTTTGCAAATTTCGCAACATATCTAAAAGAAAAGAAAATACGTAATGAAAATGCATCAGTGAAATACAAAGAAGAAGCATTGAGCAAAATTTATACACCTATATATAAAATAGTTACGAAAGAATTATATACGCCAAAAGGATATGATGGTTTAAATCATGAACAAATTACTCAGATAAAAGGTTTTGTGGATAACTTTCCTGAATATTGCACAGGGGAATTAATACATCTAGTAAATGATATTTTTGATGATTCATCAAAATTAGACGACATGGCTAAAATGGGATATTCTAAACCGTCAAAAGTTGATGGGAATAGCAGACTTTATAATTATGTAACAGAAAAATTTAATTCTATTAGAAAAGAATTAGGGATGATAACTAAATAAATGGTCCAAGACGGAAAGCCTGCGGACACTGATCGCTGTACAGAGAAATCTGTGCTTTGATCGGTGTCCTTTTTTTATTTCGCAACTACCTGGATGTCTATCGCGATTACTAGCGGTGAAAGGAGTGATGAGACATGAAACAGTCCAAAAAGAAGCCATCAAAGAAGCAACAGGAGCGCTCAGATCGTTTCTGGCAATCAATGATGAACACAAACATGCAAACACTCAGACGTGGCAAAGGCGGCGCCTATAAACGCAGAAAGTAAAAGGGGAGTTTCAGGATGAAATACGGATTCGCTTATAAAAACGGAAAGCTTGTGAATATCTTTTGCGGCAAAGAAGAGCTCTATAACGAGTTGAAAGCCTTCTTGGTCAAAACCTTCAGTATCAGCGTGAAAGAGGTATCGAGGCCTCAATATATCGCAGAGCAAAGAGCAAACAACTGGAATGACACTTACTCTATTTAACTATCAGGAGGGAAAGCACAATGACAGATCAAATGATTGCATGGGAGATTGAGGAATGGATTCGTGATTATAAATTCATGCTGCGGGAGATCAAAAGGCTCAACCGTGTGTTGAACAAAGTAGACTTTATTAGCACAAAGCTCACTGCAACATACGGGGATGAAGCGGGCATGCCAAGGGGATCAGCAGGAGTCAGTCAGGCAGAATTGCGACAGATGGACCGAAGAGAAAGACGGCTTCACAAATATGAATCTATTGTGTATTACCTGGACAACGCTATGGAACACATTGAAGAAGAAAAGCACCGTATCGTTTATGATTGTATGATGGAGGGCATGAGCTACACTGCTATTGCAAACCACCTTGATTGCTCCCGGGATACCATCAGAAAGATCAAAACAGCCATAATCGGCAACATCGTCAATAAAGTCAAAGAAGCCAACTTTCTGCAATATTTGAACTCGCTTAAATCGGCGGTGTAAAATGGGAGGCAGGATCGGAGCGGCGGATTATTCCTGCGTCACCACCAATTTCATACAATGAGTAAAACCTCCCAGTGGTAAGCGAGGATCAACTCAACTGGGAGGTCTTACATAGTGAATCGGTGATAAAACAGCAGCAGTATTGCGTACATGTTAATATCCCCGACAAAATATGGTTTTATTCAACAGATTCGTTCGACAAATTTTGCAAATTGTTAATCGATAACTTTTCATTCCCGATATTAAAAATGGGAGTGAATTGTAAAATGAAAAAACAGAAAAATAATAAAAAGAAGAATATTGAAAAGCGAAATATTGAAGAGAAGAATATCGAAGAGAAGAATAATGAGGACTTAGAAGAACTGGAAAATGCGATTTATACTTATCACAAAAAGGAGCTACTTGCTTTCTTTCTTGAAAAAACTCGAATTGGTCATGATAAGGAAGAATACAAAAGGTTCCAATCTCTTCTTTATAAGTTGGATATTGAATGTTTAGAATTTGCTATATCGAGATTTTCTCATATAGATATTATCCATGATCATTCAAAATATGTTCCAGCCTTTATCCCTTTATTTGCAGCATATCTCACCATGTTCTTTAATTTTTATGAAAAACATTGGGGAGCTTTAGCTTTTGCTGCTGGTACAATTGCTGCTATTGTTTGGATAATTGCAGTAGAAAGAAAACATAGAAATCAAGCAATTTCTATTATGAAAATATTTGAACAAGTCAAAGAGAGAAAAGTGAAAGACAGATCTAAAGACTGAAAGGAGAAAATATGAATAAGGATAAATTAAGGTATGCAATCTTAAAAGAAATTTTTGAAGGTAATACCCCTTTGTCAGAAAACGATATTGGAGTTACTGAAGATCAATTTGATGATGCTGTGAACTTTTTAAAACGCGAAGGGTATATCATTGGGGTCCATTATTCAGATGATAGACCTCATTTATACAAATTAGGACCTGAACTGACAGAGAAAGGTGAAAACTACTTGAAAGAGAATGGAACATGGTCTAAGGCCTATAAGACCATTAAAGAGATTAAAGATTGGATTAAATAATAAGAGCATCCTGCGGGGTGCTTTTTTTGTTCCCTGTAAACTGCTTCCGGTAAGTCTCAGGATAGACAATTGGCGGTTAACGGCTTGAGTGCGGTGGCGGTTTAGAGGGAATATAGTATAAGGGGATGTCTTTGGATAATAATAAAACCAAATTAAAAAAGGAGTGATTTTATGGGGCAGACGAAACGGAATTGTCATTGGGTTCCTATTCAACCTGCTAATTTTAGATTATCTAAAGTGCATCCTGATTGGGAAATGCACAGTGACTGGATAATGGCACTAGAACATTTAGATGCGTACAATCATTGGGTGAGCGAAATTGTTCTACCAATAGCTTTTCAATGGATCGAGGAAAACAAAGAAGATGTTTATAAAGACATACCTTCAGATGAAATAGATGATGTGGGTATAGTCATTTCAAAAGCATTTGAATTGATTAGAGAAAAAGAAGCTTATCAAAAAGGTTTAGAAGAATATAAAAAATATGAAAAAGATCTTAAAGAAGAAAGCCTAGATACAAAAAAAATTAATCCTGTCTGGTCTTCATTGACTAAAGAATTAAGAGAATCACGTTTGTCCATTAAAAAGAAATATTCAAGTAAATTTAAATCTGCAATCCCAGAACATAAAGTAGATGATTAAACACCCATTAATGGGTGTTTTTTTTTCAAAACAACACGAATCAGAAGGGGGCGGCGGTGAATGTAGATGGCCGAAAAGCACATTCAGGCGTATAAGGATTACGTCAAAGGCATGAAATACAAGGACCTTGCCGAGAAATACGGGGTGTCAGTGAACACCATTAAATCGTGGAAGCAGCGGCATGGTTGGGAAAGGAAAAAGGGTGCACCCATTGAAAAAAGTGTGCACACAAAAAAAGGCGGGCAACCGGGCAACAAAAATGCAGTCGGGAACAACGGCGGCGCACCACAGAGGAATCAAAATGCTGTGACTCACGGCTTTTTCTCTAAATTCCTGCCAGAAGAGACGCTTGAAATCATGGAAGAGATTCAAGAACGTTCGCCTGCTGATATGATATGGGATCAGATACAGATTCAATATGCAGCCATTATCCGGGCGCAGCGCATTATGCACGTGCAGGATCAAGACGATATGACTAAGGTTTTGAAAAAAGAGAAGCCAGGTATGTTTGGTGATGAGAAAGAATGGGAGTTCCAATTCGCATGGGATCGTCATGCAACCTTCCTAAATGCTCAATCTCGGGCAATGGGGGAACTCAGGAGCTTGATAAAGCAATTTGATCAGCTGGCCCATGAACAAGATGAACGGCGCCTTAAATTGGAGCAAATGCGCTTGAATATCGACAAGACAAAGGCAGAAGTAGAACGCCTGACAAATAAAGATGATGATTCGTCATTTGAAATTATCATCAAGGATAAGGGGGGACGCTGATGGAAAAAGAGGTGAATCCCCGTTTTAGAAACTTTCTTTTTGATTGGTCACAAAAGTTTTATTTCCTTGTTGGTGGTTATGGATCATCCAAAAGCTATCATGTTGCTTTGAAGATTGTTCTGAAACTGCTCAAGGAAAAGCGAACAGCCTTGGTGGTTCGGGAGGTTTACGACACTCATAGAGATTCGACTTTTTCCCTACTCGAAGAGATCATTACCGACATAGGGTTGGATCATAAAATCCGATGCATTACCTCACCGATGCAGATACGCTTTCCAAATGGCAGCAAGATCATCTTTAAAGGGATGGATAAGCCGGCGAAGCTGAAATCAATCAACAACATATCAATTGTATGGATTGAAGAGTGTTCAGAAGTAAAATACGACGGTTTTAAAGAGCTGTTAGGGCGTTTACGGCACCCGACTTTGCAACTCCATATGATTCTATCTACAAACCCTGTCAGCAAAGGGAATTGGTCGTATAAACACTTTTTTAAAGATGACACTAATCAGTTTTTTGTCTTGGATGACGAAGAACTTTACAAAGAGAAAACGATCATAAGAAACAAAACCTATTATCATCACTCGACTGCTGATGATAATTTATTTTTGCCTGAAAGCTATATCGAGCAGCTAGAAGACTTAAAAACACATGACCCAGACCTTTACCGCATTGCCCGGAAAGGTCGTTTTGGCGTTAACGGAAAACTTGTTCTGCCGCAGTTTGAAGAGCGGCCGCATGAAGAAGTGATGAATGCTATAAGAGCAATTGACAGGCCTGTTCTGAAGAATGGTATGGATTTCGGTTTTGTTGATTCATATAACGCGCTGGTTCGTATGGCTATCGATCATAAGGAAAAGATCCTGTACATCTACTGGCAGTATTACAAAAACGATACGACCGATGACAAAACAGCTGAGGATTTAAAAGAACTTAAGCGTGTTTTGATCAAGGCCGACAGTGCCGAGCCTAAAACAATTCGATTCTTTAGACAGCAGGGCTTCCTCATGAAACCTGCAAAGAAGTTTCAAGGCTCACGCCTGCAATACACCAAGAAAGTGAAACGATTCAAAAAAATTATCTGTTCCGATCAATGTCCGGATGTCGTTAGGGAACTCAAGGACCTCACGTTCAAAGTGGACAAAGACGGAAACATAATCGAAGACGAATTCAACATTGATCCGCATACTTTCTCAGCCATTTGGTACGGCTTAGATGATTATGAGGTATCTAGCCTTAAAGGGCATGGGGTAACAAGGAGGTTTAGAGGTTGATAAAGTTCTTAGAACAGATCAGAGCTTCAGGCATTACACCTGAATTGATTGCAGAAATCATCGAAGCACATAAAAACGATCATGACAGAATGAAAAAATTATATGATCGTTACCAGGCTGAAGTTCAGGGCGTGCCGATCTTAACCAGAGAAGCCATTGAATACGAGGATTTTGAGACCGGCCATGTTAAGCGGATAGATCATAAAGTCAATAACAAACTCAATAACTCGTTTGATTCAGACATAGTTGATACAAAAGTGGGCTATCTCTTCGGGCATCCGATCACTTATGAGTTTGACGATAAGCGAGAGACTGGCACTACTTCAACCAGAAAGCAAATGATTGATGATTTCAACACTCTGAATAATATTGCTGACGAAGATAGTGAATGGGGGAAGATGGCTACCATTTGTGGTTATGGTGCTCGGCTGGCTTACATTGACCGATCCGGTAATGAAAGAGTCAAAAACATTGAACCATGGGAAGCGGTTTTCCTCAGCGATGGGAATATTCATGAACCGGAATATGCTTTGCGTTATTACGAGACATATAACGGACAGCAAAAAGCGGAATTTTACGATAGCAAAACGATTTATTATTTCAGTACAAAAGATAGTTCAGCTTTTACCCTGGACCGCAAACAGCCCCATATGTTTGATGGCTGCCCTTTATTCGGGCTGGCAAACAATAAAGAGCTCAAAGGCGATGCCGAGAAGGTATTGTCTCTTATTGATGCCTATGACCGGACACTGTCAGACGCCTCTAATGAAATTGAGCAGTACAGACTGGCGTACTTGATCCTAAAGGGACTGGGAGCCGATGAGGACACACTCCAACAGCTTAAAAAGACTGGGATTCTTGAACTCTACGATGAAAAAGACGATGTCAGCTATCTGACAAAGGATATAAATGACGCAATCATTGAAAATCACTTGAACCGGCTCGAAGAAAACATTCTCCGTTTTGCAAAGTCGGTCAATTTCTCTGATGAATCATTTGGCGGGAATGTCACTGGCGTTGCAATGAAATTTAAATTGATGGCGCTTGAGAATAAGTGCATCACGATGGAACGGAAAATGACTGCTGCCCTCCGTTATCAATACAAGTTGATCTTTTCAGCTTGGGCAACGAAAAATAAAGCCAAAGCAGAAGATTACTTGAAAGTCTGGTTCGGATTTAAACGCAACCTGCCAGCCAATGTACTTGAAGAGGCAGAGACAACATCGCAGCTTAAAGGAAACATCAGCGAAGAAACCCGTCTATCTCTCCTGTCGTTTGTCGATGATGTTCAGTATGAGCTTCAGAAGATGAAAGATGAAGAAGAGGAGTACAGGAAAAGTATGCCGCCGTTGAGAGAAATCCCTACGGATACGGGCGGTGATGAAGATGAACCAGAATGATATTGATAAGTACCTGGATGACATGATCACAGAGGACGCGAAAAAGATTGATGTCGTTTTTGCTCAACGGCTCAAAGAGATCAATCAACAAATCGCGGCTCTTTATGCGAAATACAGCAGAGATGGTCAGCTATCCATGGCTGATATGAATAAATACAACCGGTTCAAAAAAGAAATGGAGCGCATGACTGAGGAATCCAGCAAGGCATTCAAAACTATCCTCACAATCGTTGAGGCATTGGCTGCTAAACAATTCCTTGAGAGTTACATGCGCTCTGCCTATTTGTACGAGATGGAAGCTGCAGTTGATTTAGGGTTCAGCATTCCTACAGTCGAAGTGATCAAGCAGGCCATATTAAACCCGATAGCTGAATTGACTCTCTCAGCTTTGTATAAGCGCCACAGGGATGACTATGTTCGGCAAATACAGATTTCAATTGCTCAAGGTATTCAAGCTGGGGAAGATTACTCCAAGATTGCCCGGCGTATTGAGCAAACGACCGAATTTGCCCGCAGAAAGGCTCGTGACGTGGCGAGAACAGAGACTCATAGGGTACAAGTCTCGGCGAGGATGAAAAGCGCTGAGCAGGCTTCTAAAAAGAGCAAACTCGAAAAGATGTGGAATGCGACTCTTGATCTAAAGACTCGTTCGGGCCATAGGAAGCTTGATGGCAAGACTGTTGAGCGAAACGGGCTATTCAAATCTATATACGGCGGCATTGGACCAGCTCCGGGGCACATGAATAATGCCAAGGATGATATTAACTGCCGTTGTACGATAGCTTTCAAAGTAAACGGCGTGCTGCCGGATACAAGAAGGGCTCGTAAGCGTGGCAATGGCGCTGGCGAGACCATCCCATACCAAACATATGAAGAGTGGTACAAATCCATTGAGGAAAAGGGGAAATGATGATGGCTAAACTAGAAATCAAGCTAAATGAAGAGGGTAGAAAAAAGCTTGAATCACCTTACATGCATCCATTAAGGTTTAGTGATTATGACATATTGATTGATGGCCAAGAAACTAGCTTAATAACTGATTTATCGCTGCATATGTCAACGGAAACATTTAATGAATGCACTATTAGATTTACGACAGAACATATCGACATAGATGCTGAAACTCTTGCATCGTTGCAAATGATCCATAAAGAAAATAGTCAAACTGAAGAAAAATAAACGAGGTGTAAACAGTGACGTTCTTTGAAGTTGAGTACACAAGTGACGATTATTATGACTGTTACCCTCATCAGGTAGGGATTTACCCTACGTTCGAAAAAGCTATGGAGAAAGCAACTGAGCTGTCAAATGGAGAGTATCCACCTGCTGAAATAGATATATGGCAGTGGGAGTTAAAGCAAAATGAATACGTGAAAATCAAGAATTGGAATAAACACGAATTTGATGCTGATTTCAAAGAAGTTAAAGAGTAAATAAATTATCCCCGTCCTGAGCATGACGTTAAAAGGCTTATTTTTCATGCACTCATAACAGGCGCGCACTGTAGAGGGCGAAGGAGGAAGAACTGTAATGCCAACATTAGACGAAGTGAAAAAATTTCTCGAAGAAAATAAAGAGAACGAAGAAGTAAAAGCATTTGTAGGAGAACTTTCGGTCGTATCAGCAGATAAGGTGGAAGGGTTCCTCGAAACAGACGAAGGGAAACGACTTATTCAGCCTCGGTTGGATTCCCATTTTACGAAAGGCCTTGAGACATGGAAGGCGAACAACCTCGATGCTCTGGTTGATGCAAAAGTAAAAGAGCTTTATCCGGAAGAAACAGAGGAACAAAAGCGTATCAGGAAGCTGGAAAAAGAGCTGGAAGATCAAAAGACAGCAGCACAACGTGAAAAGCTTTTGAATAGCGCTATTTCTTATGCTTCAGGAAAGTTGTTACCTGCTGATGCGGAGTTAATACAATTCTTTATCGGTGAGGATGAAGAATCAACGATGAAGAACCTTGGAGCATTCGAAGAGAAATACAATGCTGCACTTCAAAAGGCGATTGAATCCAAGTTCCAAGAGAACGGCCGTGATGTTCAGTCCGGCAGCAATGAACCGACAAATCAAAGTTTAGATATTAGCTCGCTTGCAGCTGAAGCAAGTATTAGAAAATAAGGAGGGCTACTTTATGCCAACATTCGATCCAAACAATGTATTGATGCAAGACGCAGTAAACGGGAAGGTTCCAACTGAACAAGGAACCCTAGTTTTAAAAAAGTTTATGACGCAATCGGCGGTTACACAATTAGCAAAATTTGAAGAAATGAATAAACCGGTGAAAGAATTCACGTATTTAGCTTCTGGACCAGGCGCTTATTGGGTTGGAGAAGGCGAGAGAATCCAAACGTCTAAGGCTCAATGGTTAACTGCAAAAATGGTTTCTAAGAAATTGGGTGTTATCATCCCTGTTTCTAAAGAATTCCTGCGCTACTCTGTCACTGATTTCTTTACACAAATGCGTGATGCAGTTGCTGAAGCCTTTGCAATTCAATTTGACCAAGCAGCTTTATTTGGTATCAATTCACCATTCGGTGAAGGCGTTTCAGTATTTGAAAAAATTAAGGCATCTGGTAACACTGTTGCTTTAAACTCACTTGGCAACCTATATGACGAGCTTAATGGAGTAATGGCGCTAGTTGAGGATGCTGATAAGGATGTAAACGGCTTTACTACTACACGCCGATTCCGTCAAAAACTCCGCGGCACTAAGGACGGTAACGGGCTTCCAATCTTTAACGATGCGACAGGCGGCGCAACATCGCAGGCCCTTGGGCTTCCGATCGGCTACGTTAATTCCAAGTCATGGGATTACGATAAAGCGGCATTGCTTGCGGCAGATTGGAATTATACTCGGTACGGTATCCCACAAGGAATGGAGTATAAAATCTCTGAGGATGCAACGTTAACTACTGTTGTCGACGAAAATGGCGAACCTATCAACTTGTATGAGCGTGACATGGTTGCTCTTCGTGTGACTCAGCAAGTCGGTTTCATGACATTGACTGATGATGCGTTTGCAGCTATTACTCCAGAAACGGGGGCGTAAGCTTATGGGATACACATCTAAAAACTATAAGACAAATAACGGAGACAAATTGGTGATTGGCGGCGAATTAGAGATCAAATCAGGCGCAAAAGTGACCGGATTGCCCGGTTCAACGCCTGCTTCTAAAAGCATCACTTCTGAAATGATTGGCGACGGAGAAGTAAAAAACATCAATATTGGTGATGGCTCTGTTCAAAGTCGAAACATCGGAACTGGCAGTGTACAAAATGGCAATATCGGTGCGAAGGCTGTTACGTTAGCCAAGCTTGGTGATGATGTAACTGCCAAACTCACTGATATTGAAAACCGCCTGAAAGCACTGGAAGGAGGAAGCGCTTGATATGAAAGCATCTAACGGTTCCAAGACAATTGAATGTACTGAAAAGGCTTTTGAGGTGGTTTACTCACATATTGGGTTTAAGAGAGTGGATGAGAGCAAGAAGCCAGCTGTCGATCTTTTTGATATGACTGAGGCTCAACTTCAGAAAGTAAACAAAGATGAGATTATTGCTTTCCTGAAAGAGAATGAATACGAGTTTGATCCCAAAGCGCCTAAAGACGAACTGATCAAGTTTGTCTTAGGTGAAGAGTAGGTGATTCAGTGGACATCGCACAAGTAAAGCGAATGACAGGGATTAAGACAGATAGGCATGACGAATATTTGTCTGAAATAGTCCCCATTTTGATTGAATTTGCCAGTGATTTTTGCAGTAACACTTTCGATCCGGAGGCTTTGCCAGCTGGCGTGAAGCTTTTTGTTAAGAAGGCTGCAGAATATAACATGACTCCTTCAGGACTCTCAGGAAGAAGCATGGGGGATGTGTCTTATTCGTACAATACAGAATTTCCTCGGGACATCACAAAAGACCTTAACCCATATCGAAGGCTGAGAGTTAAATGATTTATGAGGAATTTCCCCATGAAATCACGTTTCAGCGAATAGGCAAGGTGCCAGACGGCGGCGGAGGTTATGAAGAAGGTTACGTTGACTACACCACAACTGAAGCTTTAGTCAGTGGCGTCAGTTCCCGGGAATATTATCAGGCTCAGCAGTTGCAAAACCCGGTTGAATGCAACGTGTATTTCCCTTATCGGACTGATATCGAGAAAACAATGAGGATCATTTACGAAAACAAGATCCTCATTCTCAAATCAGAGCCGTTTGACCAAGGCGGTATGCATGAGGTCTTGAATTTGAAATGCCAAGTGACGGGGGTGCTGGAGTCTGATGGCGAGAGTTAGCGGCAGATGGGTCAGGCAAATGCGCAGAGCCACTGAAGAGTTCAGGAACAATGTGATTGAAGAAGCCAAACGGATTGTAACTGACACGGCCGAGCTGATTTATAGTAACGCCGTTTTAAATGCTCCAACAGCCATGATCGACGGCGGGAACTTGAAAAATTCAATAGAAATCGATTATCGTGACGGCGGCTTAACGGCCGTTATTTCTGTTGGTGCTGATTATGCAATTTATGTCGAATACGGTACCGGAATCTATGCGGAAGACGGGGGCGGCCGGCAGACTCCTTGGGTCTATTATGACACCAAGCTTAACCGATGGGTTATGACACGAGGCATGCGGGCTCAGCCGTTCTGGAATCCGTCTATTGAGGAAGGTATGCGGTACTTCGCCAGTCAAATGTGATAGAAAGGGGCTGTCATTATGCGGTCAGCCATGTGGCCGTTGCAGACGGCTATATTTCAAAGGCTATCAACTGATGAAGACTTGAATGCACGCGTCACTGGTGTGCTTGATGCAGTCTCAAAAGATCAGCAAAAGCCATATGTAACAACGGGCGATGATGACGTTTCGCCATTTGAAACAAAAACGTCTAAAGGTGAGACCATCAATGTTGTTCTCCATTGCTGGAGCGATTACAACGGCAAAAAAGAAGCGATGCAGATCCTTGATTTGATGCTGCAAGCAATAACGAGAGAGCCCCTAGAAATAGAGGGCTTTTCTTTATGCCGTTCTGAGATGCGTGGCATGCAGGTGATCACTGACATTGATGGATACACCAGACACGGCATTCTCAGGATGCGATACACAATAAACAATTGAGAGGATGAACAAAATGTCAGATTTATTGAATGGTATTGATGAGGTTTACTTTGTTCAACCGATGAATGCTACTTCAAATGAAGGCCTGTTTATTGCTTTCCAAACAGAAGGCAGTCATACAAAAGAGCAAGATACAAAAGATGAATCAACAAAGTCTGGTCGAATTGTTGGTTACGGTCCTAAATCAGAGAATTTTGAACTGACTTATTATGCTGCTACCAATGATCCTGGGCAATCTGCAATCGAAGATGCCTATGATAATGAAGAGACACTCCAGGTGTGGAAAGTAAACCTGAATAAGAACGCAAACCAAAAGCATGATTCTGAATATGGCCATGCAATCATTGAAAGCTTAGAGAAAAGTGCACCACAAGATGGATTTATTGAGGTATCAACAACTATGCCTGTTCTCGGTAAGACTCGTAAAGGAGAACTTGACCCACTGCCTCAAGAATTAATTGATTTGATCAGATCATCTGCGGGTGCTAAAAAGTTCATGCAGTTTGGCGAGAATGCCAAAACAACGACTACACCCTAATGCGCCCCAAAATCTATCGTTCACGGCTACTACTGACAGCGTGACCGTGAAGTGGGATGCGGTAGATGGGGCAACGTCATATAAAGTGTACCGAGGAGCCAACAAGCAGCTTGATGTTACTGTCACAGGCACATCCCACACACTGACAGGCATTGCGGCAGATACCCAGCTGACGGTCAACGTCTCAGCAGTTAATGACGCTGGGGAATCACCGATGACCGAGATCATCACGAGAACTCAAGCGACTGCGCCCTGATATACCCCGTAATATAACCACAACAAGTGTCACTTCTAATCAAGTGGGATTCAAGTGGGACGCGGTGAAAGGGGCGACCTCGTACAACATTTACAGATACTATGCAAAGATAGCAACTGTCACGACAAACTCATATCTCTCCAATCCGATTCTAAAACCTGACAGTTCATACATTTTCAATGTATCCGCGGTAAATGCCGCCGGGGAATCGGCTTGGTCAGAGAAATTCACGATTCGCACAAATAAAGAAGAAGCATAGGAGCCCGGCTGTTGCCAGGGCTCTTTTTAATACAAAATTTTGGAGGTTTTATATATGGCTCACTTAACAATTGACGGAAAAGATTATGCTGCACGCTGTGATTTCGCATTCGATAGAACAGCAAACGAGAAATATGCGAAAGAAGATAAAAACGGTGACAAATCAGGCGGTACATTAACGATTTACAACAGCTTACTGAACGATGATGCTGTTTATCTTTCTGCATTTTGGGATTGCGCACTTGCTCACTTGAAAAAAGGCAAACCTTCTGTCGAGCAGATTGAGGATGCTATCGCCAAGATCATCGAAGAAGATGAAACTGGAAACGCCGTTGATGAGATGGTGAAAGAAGCTTTTAACACACTGGATTCAGCGGGTTTTTTCAAAGGAAAGATCCGTCAGCAATGGAAGATGATGAACAAGCTGGCGAAACCGAAGAAGGCCAGCCCGAACGAGACTCCGGAAATGGAAGCGAAGCGTCTGGAGGAAGACGAAATGAACAAGGACATGCTGGAGACGATGGAAGAAGCGTACAAAGAGAAGACGGGATCGACTATCTCCAAGTAATCGAAAATGCAGCTCGTTGGATGGGTGTCTATGACAACGATGTCATTATGTCATGGACTCCAAACGAGTATAAACGAAAGCTAAAAGCAGCCAAACTTCGTGAAATTGACGAGATGGAAAAGTTGGCGAGAAATGCTATGTTTCATCGCTATGCACTAAACGAAAAGAGACCAAAAGAGTCAAAGATGTTTGACGCCAGAAAAGCGCGAAGAGAGCTTGAGCGCTCTCTGACAAGCGAGGAAAACAAATGGCGCGAATCAGACATAAACAAGCTTGGTCCAAGAGCCAAAGGCGTGCAGATGTTAAATGACGCTGTGCGGTCTTATTTCGGAAAACAATCCAAAGAAAAGGGGTGAGGGCATGATCGAGAGGCTTACTGCTGTTGTAGAAGCTCAGACGCAGAGATTCAACAGAAGCATGGATCGGGTCAACGACATGATGCGGCGTATGGCTGATACCCATACTGTTGAAGTGGAAGCTGAGATTGCAAGTTTCCAAGCACGAGTCAGACAAGCAGAGCAGCAGATCGACAACTTTATTCATCGGCATCAGAGAACCCGAGTCGATTTAGACGCAGACTCTGACGACGTACAACGGGCAGTATCGGCGGCGCGAACAGAACTTGCATCATTACCCAACCGGGTTACAACCAACATTAACGGGAATACTTCGGATTTAACTCGCGCGGTCGCTACTGCACAAACTGAGACGAGATCCTTACCTAACAGAGTGTGGATCTTTATTGAGGCCCGTACTGATCGATTCGAAAACTCTATGAATCGTCTGGCTAAAATCACTAACTCCGTTTCTACTGTAATAGGCCATTCACTTGCAGGGGCATTTACATCTGCATTGCCTGCGATTTCTCCGGTTCTTGCCAGCATTACTGGCGCTATAGGCTCACTGGGCCCGATGCTTGGTGTGGCAGCTGGTGGCGTTATGGGACTCGGAAGTGCTTTTGCAGTAGCAGGAACAGGGGCGGCTTCATTCGGGGCGCTGGCGGTTTCTTCATTAAGCGGTGTATTTAAAGCATCTGAGGACTTGAAAAAGCTTCAAGAAAAATTGGATGAAACCACTGACGCCAAGGAACGCGCAAAAATCATGGAGAAGATCAAGGTCATCCAGCAGTCTCTTGGAAAAGAAGAGAAGAAGGCCCTTGATACGTTAGAAGATTTTAAAGCGAATTGGCAGAGCATCGCTCAATCTGTGCAGAAACCAATTTTAAAAACGTTCACGAGCTCGCTGACGACGTTTAAGGGCGTACTGAATAGTTTAAGACCTATGTTCAAAAGCGTGGCAAATGGCGGCGTTACATTAGCAAAAAGCATGAATGCGGCGTTTAAAGACACCGACATGCGGCGCTTTATAGATTACATGAATAAAAATGCAGGCCAAGCTTTCGTTACGTTTGGGAAAATAGCCGGCAACGTCCTCAGAACAGTTATGAATCTGATTGTTGCTTTTGGACCTCTTGGAAACGACATGTCGGCCAGTTTGGAAAAAGCCACAGCTTCATGGGTGAAATGGTCAGCGAATTTAGGTTCATCTGAGAAGTTCCAAACGTTTATTGAATACGTCAAAACGAACGGTCCTAAATTGCTGCAGATCATCGGAAACTTATCAGGCGGCCTAACTAAGTTGTTTACCGGTTTTGCCCCGATGTCTCAGGACATGATGACATCCCTTGTCAACATGACTCAGAGGTTTAATGAATGGGCCGGCAGCGTCACGAAAACGAAGGAATTTCAGTCGTTTATTGACTACATCAAAACGAACGGTCCGACTGTTTGGAGTACGATTGGTGAAATCGCCAAAACAATCATCAATTTGCTTGTTGGTATGGCGCCATTAGGGCAATCCATCTTACAAACGGTAAATGGCTTTTTAAAATTCACAAATGCAGCAATGCAAGCTAACCCTGCTATCGGACAATTCATTGCCGTGGGCATTTCATTGCTGGGTGCATTAAGAGCGATAGTTCCTGCGATTGCTGCAGTTAGTGCAGTCACAAACGGGTTAAAAGACTTTGTTACCGCAGCTAAGTGGGTAAGAACGTTTGTCACTGGTACCGAAGGATTTACACTTGCTCGAATGGTATCACAGCTAAAAACCGGAATAATTTGGGTCGGTAAATTTATTGCGAAATATACGGTCATGGCTGCTCAAGCCACAGCAAATGCAGTTAAAATGGCAGCGTCATGGACTGCTATGCAAATAGGCACGTTGGTTTCTCTTCTGAAATCAGGTTTAGTTCAAATGGGTCTGTGGATCAAGAATATGACTGTTATGGCGGCACAGTCAATTGCGCAAGCAACACGAACGGCAACTGCATGGACAATCATGAAAATAAGCTCTTTTGTAACTTCCCTTAGAGCTGGGATAGTGCAGATGGGACTTTGGATCAAACAGATGGTTGTCATGGCTGCTCAGTCTGTGGCACAAGCGGCACGTATGGCGGCGGCGTGGACTGCAGCGCAAATCAGTTCATTTGCATCTATGTTGGCAGCTGGAATCAAACAGATGATAGCTTTCGGAGCGCGTTTGGTTATCTTAGCGGCTCAGGCGGCTGCAAACGCGGCGAGAATGGCAGCATCTTGGGTCATTGCTATGGGTCCTATTGGATGGATCACCGCGGCTGTAGTGGGTCTGGTTGTCCTCATCATTGCGAACTGGGATAAGATCAAAGCTTATACAATCAAAGTCTGGGGCGTTGTTTCTAAGTGGCTTTCATCTGCTTGGACAGGGATTAAGAATGCGGCTTCGAAAGTATGGTCGGCTCTTGTCACGCTGATAAAGGCAAATTTTGAGTTGCAAAGAAAGATCGTCATGACCGTTTGGAATGCGATTAAGTCTGCCGCATCTAGGATCTGGAATGGCATAAAATCGGCGTTATCTTCCATCTGGAAGGGTATTACAAGTGCTGGGAAAACCATCTGGAACGGTTTGAAAACTTTCTTTACGGCTTGGCTAAATTTCCAGAAAAAGATATGGTCTACAATCTGGAATGCTGTGAAATCAACTGTATCCACGGTTTGGAAAGGTATAGTTTCCGCCGGAAAGTCAATCTGGAATGGATTAAAAAATTTCTTCACTAATTTTCTTAATGGATTAAAGAGAATTTTCTCTACCGTATGGAATGGGATTAAAACAGCGGTAACTTCCATATGGAAAGGGTTGACTTCAACTGCTAAAACGACCTTTAATGCCATGAAAACTGCTATCTCAAACATCATGAACAATGTTAAGAGCAAGATAAAGAGCATTTGGAATGGTGTTATGAGCTTTTTCAAAGGAATTAATCTGAAATCCATTGGCCGTAATATTATCCAAGGCCTGATAAATGGTATCAGCGGAATGGCGGGGGCATTAGCCAGCAAAATTAAATCAATGGCAAATGCGATCCCTAACGGCATGAAAAAACTTCTAGGAATTCACTCGCCATCAAGGGTTATGCGCGATCAAGTTGGTTATCACGTCGGCACCGGTATGGCAGCCGGTATTGATAAGTCACAGGCCAAAGTAAAAGCAGCTGCGGCGAGAGCGGCTAAAGCGGCTCAAAAAGCTGCTGAAGTGAAAGTGACCAACAAAATTAAAAACGCTGAAGTTAAATATGACACCAAGAAAATGGGCGCTGACACTTATATCAAGACGTTGCAGAAAATCCAGAAGCAAAACAAGCTGACAAGCGAGCAAAACCGGAAAATCCAGCGTGAAATCTATCAAGCTGCTAAAAACGCCTCTGACAAACAGAAAAAGCTTTTGAAAGAGCAGCAACGCAAGCAAGCGAAGGCAAAGCTTGCGTACACTAAAAAGGTGTCTGATCAGATTAAACGAGCTGAAGCCAAGTACGATACAGGGAAGATCAGTGGTAACACATACGTCAAGACTCTTCAGAAGATAAGTAAGAAGAACAAACTGACTTCTGATCAGCAGATCAAGGTACAGCGTGAGATTTATCAAACTCAAAAAGCAATGGCTGATAAGGCAAGGAAGCAAAAAGAGAATGAGAGAAAAGCGGCAGATAAAATCAACAAAGGTATTCTCTCAGCCAATAACACATATCTGTCCAAATTCAAAAGCATCAATGACAAACTAACCTCAGACATAAAAGCGGCAAACGACGCCTATAAGAAGGAGCTTCAAGACCGAACAAATGCGATTTACAATGCAATCGGTCTATTTGACGATGTTTCAAGCGAAAAGGTTAATGGTTCAAAACTGACATCAAATCTTAAAAATCAGCTGGCAAAATTAAAGCAATTTGACAGCGATATCGCAAGCATCGCAGGCAGGGCACCAAAGGTATTCGCTGATGAACTGAAAGAAATGGGAGTCGGTTCAGCAGATCAGATCAATGCAATTGCTCGCATGACTTCGTCTGAATTAGATGAGTACGTAAGACTTTGGACAGAGAAGCATAAACTCGCAAGCACACAGGCGGCTCAGGAATTAACTGGCCTGAAGAATGAGACTGCCAAAAAAATCAATGAGCTTCGCTCAGCTGCCAATAAAGAACTGAGCCTCCTGAAGAGCGACTACATGAGAAAAATCGGCGAGCTGACTGTCAATGTGAAGCAGTTGGGCTCCCTGAAAAACAGCGGGAAGGCAATCGGCTATAACACAATGGCCGGCATTATTTCCGGAATGAGAAATATGAAAGGCGAGCTTGCGAAGGAAGCCAACACTATTGCCTCCACAATCGAAAAGACAATCAAGAAAAAGCTGAAGATTCATTCTCCTTCACGGTTAATGAGGGATCAAGTCGGTGTGATGGTGCCAGCGGGAATCGCAGTTGGTATACAGAACGGTATTGGAACGGTTCAGCGGGCGATGACTGCTGTCAGCGATGCCATGTATATCGAGCAGAAAGATATGAATCTTGCTTACGATACATCCATATCTAGAAGCGACCTCGGCACTGTTAGAAAAGAACTGAGTGCAGATGTCAAAAACCTTGAGTTACCTGAAAAAACTATCATTGTCGAAATGGACAGTAAGAAAGTCGGACAGGGCGTTGAGAAGCCTGTGACAGACGCACAAAGAAGATCTAATGCAAGGAGGGTGAGGTTTAATTGATCAACTATCAGGAGATTTTGCCCAATCAGTGGAAAATCACATTTAATGGGATCGATATTTCACCCTTCTTTTATGTGAAATCAACCACTGGGCGGGGAGTAATGAGCCGAGAGGTAAATACAGCCACAATCGGGAACCGTCCAGGCGGTTTCTTTCGAGGGACCAGAATACCGATTAGAACGATAACGATAGATGTTCTCTTTGCTTTCAGCAGTGAAGAGGAATTGAAGAAGAAGCAAGAAGAACTGACTTATATTCTGCATACAGACGAACCGAAACCCCTCGTTTTCCATGATGAGCCCGACAGAACCTATTACGCAATATTTGAGAGCGTATCTGAAAGCGAGGAGCAGGGTGGTTTTCAACAGGCCACATTGACCTTTATCTGCCCTGATCCTAAAAAGTATGGAGCGGCTGCGGAATCTGAACTAAATGCTGGGGTGCAGGTTTTCACAAACCCGGGATATGCGGAAATTGAACCAAAAATCGAATGTGTTTTTAAAGAGGCGGCCACTTCATATGAGGTGGCTCTTTTAAATGGTGATGGATCTGTCTCTAAGACAATAAAAGTCGTGTACAACTTCATCGCCGGCGACACCCTCATTATTGATTCTTCAAAGAGAAAAGTGACATGCAGCGGCAAATTAATCATGACTGCTCTGCAAATACAATCTGAGTGGTTCACGCTGCCACCAAAAGTACCAACCCAATTGAAGTTAAGCCATGCAAGTCGCATCAAATTCGATGAGGCTTATTTGTAAGGAGGTCCGTTAATGGCTGACATGTATATTCTTTCACCAGATGATCAAGTGCTGACAGTGCTGTCCAGCGACGGACAAGAAGCGTGCAGATTTTGGGATGCCAAATACAAAGAAGAGCTGAATAAAGGCTCTTCTTTTTCTTTTGTAGCAGATGCTTCCCATCCTGATGCGCGCTATTTGTTTGAGGAGAATCAAGTCATTTTTAGAGATAAAGACGGCATTCTCCGATTGTTTGTAATCAAAGAGCTCGATGATACAGATGAAAACTCAGAAGTTAATACACTGGTTACATGTGAAGCTGCCATGATGGAGCTGGCAGAAACCTTCGTGAAAGACTTTCGGCCAACTGACAAAACAGCTCAATTTGTTTTAGACAATGTGCTAGCTCGTTCCCGGTGGGTGGCTGAGGTAAGCGCTGAACTCGGTACAAATTCCACCACGTTTTATAAGAAAACAGCTTTGGAATGTATTGCTGAAGTGATAAACATCTGGGGCGGCGAGCTTCAAGATTCTATCGAGTTTGATGGAAACAAGATCACAAAGAGAATTATCAAGATATTGCCACGACGAGGAAAAGACAGCGGGAAACGCTTTGAGATAGATAAAGATACAGAGAATATCAAAAGGACAGTCATCAGCTACCCATTGACAGCTCTTTGGGGATATGGTGCCTCTATTGCCTCAACAGACGAAGACGGTGAGGAGACGGGCGGTTATTCGCGATTTATTGACTTTTCAGAAGTAGAGTGGAAGAAATCAAAAGGTGATCCTGTCGATAAACCACTGGGGCAGGAATGGGTTGGCGATCCGGATCTATTAAAAAGGCTGGGACGCCTTAAAAACGGTGAATTGATCCACAGAGAAGGTCAATACAACAATGAAGATATAACTGATCCAGCGGAGCTTTTAAAAGCCACATACAACCATCTCATTACGACAGCATCAAAAACTGAGGTCAATTATGAGCTTTCAGTTCAGCTGCTTCAGAATGTACCAGGTTATGAGCATGAGCATGTTGAGCTGGGCGATACGACAATTGCCATAGACCGAAACTTTGCTATTCCGATAGAAACGTCGCAACGCATCATTTCCATGGAATACGACATCACAGACCCGGACAATACCTGTGTAGTGGAAATAGGGCAGTTTTTATCAGTGCTCCAAGGTGATGATCGGATTGAGCAGATAGAGAATATACTCGACAAGAATCGCGGTACTTGGGAGAGGAAGCCAGACGTTGGGGAAGTCACTGATGGCAGTTTCCCTGACATTATCCCTAAAGTCCCTTCTAATGTAACTGTTAAGGGGCTTTTTTCAGGTGTGAGTATTACTTGGGATTATGATCCTTCTTCTTATATTGCGGCTTATGAGGTTTATGGATCACAAATAAAAGGTTTCATCCCATCTATCGAAAATCGGCTATGGCGAGGCAAACAAAGCGGTTTCCTGCATGAAAACGCTGGCGTTGATAATGTTTGGTACTATCGCATTCGGGCTGTTAACTATCACAGCAAAGCAAGTGAATTTACAGCTGAATTTTCGGCAAAAACCCAGCGAATTATGACCGATGACATTCTTTTCGGGGCAATCACAGCGGACAAGCTGGCGGATCTTACAATTACTGCGGAGAAGTTGTCTACGACATTACAGGGGCAAAACCTTTTAGCCGGCTCTATGTTACGAAATTACGATGAAACTTATCGCTTAAATTCCTCAACGAGATACCTGGATACCTCAAAGGAATTCAACGAAATGCGCATTGTCAAAACGCGTACGGACGAACCTTTATTCGGTATGACATTCACACCAAGATCAAAACTGAATTTAAGCAACGGCACGACTTATACGCTTTCTTTCGAGTTGAAAAGATCAACAATATCAGATCTCAGCTATCTGAGAATAAGAGTAGACGGGAAAGAAGTATATGCGATACCAAACAATTTGTCTAATATATCTAGTGCTAATCCTGATCAATTTCTGAGATACGATGTAGTATTTACGCCAAATATCACTATAACAAATGGAGCTTTATGGATTGGCGCAACTACCGCAAACGCAGCTGATCCAGGCGAATTCACAATAAGGAAAATCCAAGTCAGAGAAGGTGACGTGAGGAAAGAATTCACTTTCAGCCCTTACGATACTCAGTTGATTGACGGAGCCGTGACAAGCGCTGTCATTCAGGATGCAGCCATCACAAGCGCCAAGGTAGCAGAAGCGGCCATAGGTACGGCGGCCATACAAAATGCGGCAATTGCAAGAGCTCATTTACAAGAAGCTATCATTGACACTGTCCATATAGCTGATGCCGCCATTACAAGTGCCAAGATTAAAGAGCTGTCCGCCGATTTGATTACGTCAGGAACAATCAAGGCAATCAATATCACGGGTTCATTGATCAGAGGCGGTAAATTCCAAGCACTTAATACAAACAGTAATTTTGACTCTTATTTTGATGGTGACAAGCTATATCAGTACAAGATGAATAGCAAAAGTCAATATACAAAACTAGATATAAGCTCTAGTTTGATATATCAAGAGGCTGGGGCCGATTATTCAATCGACGGATCAAAGCCGGAAATTTGGCGAAGTGTAAGCATCGGTAATGGGAAAGTTTCGGTAAAAGGTTCAGGAGAATTTACGAAGGCTTCCAATATGGCCGTGGTCGAAATGTATGGAGATTTTAACAGTTATGGGGATGGTATAGGGAAATTTGTAATTAGAAACGAAACGAACACAACTGTACCGTCTGACATTTTCACCTTAGAGGGAGGGTATGACCCTATAGACGTAAACGATCGGTATAACGCAAATTACACAAACAGAGCTACCATAACAGGTAGTTCCACGTTATTGAGTTTGCAGCCTTTGAACTTCGAAACGGTTGTTGGTGGTGGCATACGCATGAAATCATCAAAACGAACTGTATTCGAAGGAGCGCCCGTTGAATTACCTAAAAAATCAACAATAATGCCGGGTGATGACCAATTTACCACGCCAGAAAAAATTGTTGGCGGCAACGTAACGTCATTGGTTACAGACATTCACGGGGCGTTGCAAAATAACTTATGTATTAATGTGTCACAATGCACTGTAACAGTAGGAAGTGGTTCATATGGTTATGGGTATGTTTCTTACCCTATGGTTGATGGTAACAATCAAGGAGCAGAAAACGTGTTTGCTGTCATGGCAACACCCTATGGGAAAAATGCCAATAATGTAACAGCAGGGATAATGAACCAAACCGCAAACGGATTTCAGGTCCATGTCAGAGGGACAGGTGCGAAAGATGTAACGAATGAACAGATTACAGTTAGATTAGTGATCTTTTACGAAAAAAAATAAGGTGGTCATTTATGATCAAAGAATTCATTTACCCTAAAAACAGATGGTCTTACATTGAGGGTTTACAAATGGTTGAAACAGACACAGGACTTTCTTTCACTGCATGTAATTATACTGAATCAAAATTCGGCAAGGCTTTTAATATGGAGCCGGTTGAGTTTGACATTTTAACCGAATCGGATAGAAACGTAGGTTACGGGCTTCATATAGTCTACGCGAAAGCAAAAGGAGTAATGGAATATAAACTGTTCCGTATGGTAGCTGATGCAGACGGTTATTTTTTCGACTATGTAGACAGCACAGAATACATGCTGATGAAGCAGATTCTCCGTTTGTCTGTATCACCTGATGGGGAGAGAACAGGTGAATTTTACTTATATCCGAAAGGAGAATAACGAAAATGACACTAGAACCAATCGACATAACTCCTCCAAATGATACGAAAACAACGGAGGAGCAGATGAAAGAACAAATTTTAGATTTGCAAAGAATGTGTAATGTTTTAATGGTGAATCAGTCTTAATATCGGAGGGAGCACAATGGAAGGACGGAGCGCATTTTACAACTTTTTTGAAGATTGCTGGAAAAATGGAACTGTTTTAACCATTGAGCTAAAAACACACGTTCAAACAGAACGAATTACACAAGTGGAATTTGACGAAATAACATCACTTGAGCGCGGAAATGCTTATCCTGACCAAACAGAATAGGAGAATCAATATGGAAGAAAATAAACCAAAAGAATTGGATTTAGAAACGAAAGTGGAGTTATTCGAAAGAAAAGCGGCAGGTTATCGTCAAAACTGGATGAATGCTGAAGATATAATCATGACATACCAGTACATGTCTGAAAAAGACAAACAGCTTTTAGCGGAAAAAGAGCAAGAAATCCAGCATCTGAAGGAACATATTGAGAAGTTAGAAAAGAACCTGAACAACTTGAAAGGTCCATTAAAACTAAATCATCAGAAAAATTAAGCGGCGGAGAAGCGGCTTTTTTATTTTGCCTCAAAGGAGGTGAAATCGAATGAAATAGATAAAAAGGGGGGGCGTACTAATGTCACAATTGACGGAGGTACCAGATATGAATGTGTTTCAGCAGGATTTAACAGTCATGAAAGGTGAGCATAAAGCGCTTGAGCAGCGAGTTTCCGCACTGGAAAGAGTATCTGACCGACAAGACCAGCAAATCATGACGCTGAACGAAAAGCTTAACAAAATTGAAGAGAACACAACTTGGATCAAGCGCACCATAACGGGTGCAATTATCACAGCGATTTCCACCGGAGTTATAGGGGGAGCAATCGCTATTTTTTATACCGTTTTGCAAAAATAAGGAGGAATACACAATATGAAAAACTTTGACAAAGGCACGGTCGTCCGGACGGTGCTTCTTTTAATTGCGCTGATCAATCAAACAATGCTGATGTTCGGTAAATCACCCTTGGATATTACTGATGCACAAGTGAACCAACTGGCGGATGCGCTATACACTGCCGGCTCTCTGATTTTCACGATCGGTACAACACTTGCTGCATGGTTCAAAAACAACTACGTGACAGCAAAAGGACACAAGCAAAAAGCCGTCCTGAAAAATCACGATCTAACCAAATGAGGCTGCCAGCTGGCGGCTCTTTCTATTTCAAAAACAGAAAAGGAGCGATTTTCATGACAATTACAGTGAAAAAAAACCTTGTATCAGAAGCAAAATACGCTTTGAAATGCCCGAATTACTTGGATGCTGAATACATCACCATTCATAATACTTACAATGATGCGTCAGCTGCTAACGAGGTCAGTTACATGATTGGAAACACCAGTTCAACGAGCTTTCACTTTGCCGTTGATGACAAAGAGGTAAGGCAGGGCATCCCAACAGATCGCAATGCATGGCACACAGGCGACGGTACAAATGGAACCGGGAACCGTAAGTCGATTGGTGTCGAAATATGCTACAGCAAGTCCGGAGGCGCTAGATACTACGCTGCTGAAAAGTTGGCAATCAAGTTTGTGGCGCAGCTGCTTAAAGAACGCGGATGGGGGATTGATCGTGTGCGGAAGCATCAAGATTGGAGTGGGAAGTATTGCCCACACCGCATCTTATCAGAAGGACGCTGGAACGAAGTCAAAGCGGCTATTGATGCAGAATTAAAATCGCTTGGCGGCAAAACATCAAGCAAGAAAACTACCTCATCCAAGACAGCGAAGAAACCAAGCTCAAACAAAAAGAAATCGTCCTTCAGTCTCCCTTCCGGCATTTTCAAAGTGAAAAGTCCATTGATCCACAGCGATGCTGTTAAGCAGATCCAAACAGCGCTTTCGGCGTTGCATTTCTATCCAGATAAGAAAGCCAAAAACTTCGGTATCGATAGCTATTATGGACCGAAAACTGCCGACGCCGTTAGACGGTTCCAGTTGATGAATGGACTAAATCCTGATGGCATTTACGGACCGAAAACGAAATCGAAGCTAGAAGCTTTATTAAAATAATTAAACCCCCTCTATTTTGAGAGGGGGCACTTTTTTTTATTTTTCTAGTTTGGCAACGATAGCACTGATGAAATTTCTGAATTCTTCGTCTTTAACTTTACTATGACCACCGTCAAATTCAGTATGTGTTGAGTATGGACTAAATTTAGGGAAAATCACAAAATCCCCACCGTTATGCCTACGCTGGATTATACGGGCGTTTGCAGGCAAAGGAATTTCATTTCCATCCTCATCATAATCAAGATATCCCTGTTCCTGATACGAAATATCGATGTATTTTTTAGGAGCTATCTCAAGTACAGGTTCTCCGTATAAACTCAACAATCTCTCTTGTTCTTTATCTTCTGCTGATTTATATGCTTCAGTTGAGTTATTTTCATTAACATCTATACTTATCTTTTTATAGACTCCACTAGGATCAAAGGACTTTGTGTTAATACGGTAATACCACCAATCAGGGTTTGATCCAATAGGATTAAATGTTAAAGATACAGGTTCAATAATCTCTACACTATTACCATCAAATTTTAGTTCTAATCGCCCTTGTTCTAAAGATATAGAAGCATCTGCTAACTCATTTCCCCCACCTGAAGGGGTGAAGGTATAATTATGTGCGGTACTTTGTCCGACTCTACTTAAAATGTAAACAATTTCATTTAAATTCTTAAAAGTGTGTACGTTATTAACTTTTTCTTTGAATATGTCTTCAGCTAACTTTCTCCATAGCTCGGATTGTTCTGCCTTCATTTCTTGGTAATCGCTCAATTCATTTCATCTCCTGTTTTTAATTTCTATTTAAATACTAAAATTTGTTTTTTACAAGAAATATTTACTATATCCAAGAAATATTTCTTAATAACTATTGACCATAGTAAACAGGTGTTGTATAATTAAAGTATAGAAAGGAGGTGCTGAAGTGGACGAGGTGAGAAACTGGATTCTTGCTATCGCTGGCATCGTGACCATCATCAAACACATCTACGACATATGGACGAAGGAAAGCGAAAAACATAGCAAGAAAAAGAAAAAGCGCTCCCGCCGGGTAAGCAAGAAGCGCTGATACACAGTGAGCAAAGGGGAGAAATCCCCTTGCTCATACCATTATATCACGTCCACGATAATATGAAAAAATATTTTAAGCAGTACAACACAGGAGATTTTGCCGTTTTGCTCATATTGGTTACTGGGATCGTTGCAATTGATTTGACCGATGAGGGTAAGTCTGGAAAGATTGCGCATACTGTATTGGTGATAGCCGTTGTTATTACTTTGTTAAAAGGATTCATTATGATGTGGAGAGAAAGCCGACATGAAAGAAAGCGAAAAAATTAAGTTTATCCAGGAAGAAGTTTTGACTGCAGCGGAAGCGGGGGAGCTGCTTGGAATCACTCGGCAGCGTTTAAGTACCCTTGTGACTTCCGGAAAGCTCAAGCCGGTGAAAAAGGTTGGGACAGTTGCATTGTTTTTGCTTGGACATGTACAAGCCTTGAAAAAAGAATTAGAAGTTGGCCGGAGGAAGTATCGGCCATACGATAGTTAACCCCTTCGGGACTGAAGGGGTTAGTTTATTATATCATTCCAATTATCGACAAAACCCATGTGATGAAGTTCAATGACGTCATCATATTCATCTGTTAATAATATAAATTCATGAAGAAATCTTCTCCATTCGGATGGTGGTAACAACTTTTTAATTATATAAATATAAGAAACAAGTTTCTTGTTATTTAACTTTACATTAGAGAATAATCTTACTGAAAAGAAACGCTTGTTATACACTCTCGAATAGTGAGCACAAGTATTTCTAATAATTGTTATAGCTTGTAACCAGTTACTTAGAACTGCATGTGGCAAGTCATATATTTTTTTGGCAATTATTTTTTTATCTTTGTTATGCATGTTTTTGAAGAACTTAGATAAAATATCCATTGTGAATAATTCTACTGCTGCCCAAATAGGCAATTGACTACCATAATGGTTTCGGTGATGTACTACAAAGAGCTCTTTACTCTCTAAGATTTTCTTATATAAGATTTCAATAAATTTACTATGCTTTTCTTCACAATGGAAATTTTCCGATAATTCATAACCCAATCCACCATATTTATTTGCGAATTCATATGCTAGTTTAGCTCTAAAAGTTATCTCGATAATTTCCGTAGCTTGTAATATCAGCCTTCTTAACTTTTCATCAAATTGATATAACCTAAGAGCTTTGTTAAACGAGGAACCCTCATAGAATTTATCATCTTTTTTCATAGTCAACATGTAACCAGTTAAACGATAATAATTTATATTTCTTAGATTTTCTAAAGCACTGTTTTCATCTTCGATATGTAGGCCGCGCGCCTTAAGAATTTTTAGTTGTTCTTCATGAGTTTTAAAAACTTTTGGGGTGATTGTGTTTGACATAAATTACCATCCTTGGGCAAAAAAAAGTCTCACTGTGGTCCGCATTGTTCAAATGAACAAGAGGCGTGTGAGCTCTGTTAAGTACATATTACTACGTAATAAAAAATGCGTCAATAAGAATGCATAAAAATGTTTCAAAAAACGAGGGGAAAATTGTTTCATTTATGCAGTATATTATTGCGGCAAAAATGATGTTGGTTTTGCACTGAAAAAATCAGTTGCTTTATTTGATCATTTTTTATTCCTCATACGTCATAATAGATAACAGCGAATCAAATCCAATAAAATTTGTATCACCTTTTAAATCCTTCACATGCAGCCTCTGTTTAACTTCATCTATGTAATGAACATGTCCTGTGACATTTTCAATAAAGCCGTCTCTGTATACACCGATGACCAGAACCGAGTTGAATTCCATGGCTTCGCAAATAGTTCGTGCCATTTCCTCCAGCTGGTATTCATCAAGAGTGGGTTTTTCGATTTTCTGAACTTCTTTCTTCCTATTTAAAAATGCAGCCCTTTGCTCAGGTAATATGAATTTTTGTTCCCATCTCTTGTCGTAAATTCCTTGACTCATTCCGATCATCTCCTTGAATAAATTATATTAGAACGAATGTTCTTTTATCAATGGAGAAATTATTGGAAGGAATTAAGTAGCATTTAAAATAGTTATTTAATTTAACTCCGAATAGGGACGTAAACGAAGTATGTTATAATGCCTTTTGGGGACAGATGGGGACGAATTGGGGACCAACTTCCTCATTTTTAATCAAAAAAGAATATTTTTAATCAGAAACTTATGTAAGGGAACCCTATAAAATAGGGTTTTAATATAAAACGTCTGTTCGTATCAGAAACCCATCTCCACACTGGCAGCGTAGAGGTCAGGGGTTCGAGCCCCCTTGGCTCCATACCTTTAAACCCTTATTCGATAAGGGTTTTTTGTTTTGAGGAAAAGGTTTCATTCTCTGAATCCTCCAGTTGAGCGAAGTCAAAGTAAGCAGTTTATCTGTCAATCATGAATTTTTCCAATACCTCCTTTTGTTCCTCAAAGACCGTCATGTCTTCCAAAGGAGGGGAGTAGACATGAAGAGACACCATTCGTTCGGATGTTGGATTGGACATTTTGTGAATTAAACCTTTGGTTGAAATAAGGCATTCGCCTTCGTGGACAAAGTATGAATTGGAGAGTTCTGCGTGTTCGCCGGCTGAGCGATAAATAGAATTAAGAAGCTTTCCTTCTAACACCATTGCACAACCAATGGATTGACCATGATCGTGTACTGTTGTCTCCTTGTTTGGCGGAATGTTAATCACGATAATTTCCAATTCATTATTTCGATAGATGGCATTTCGGCCGTAAGCGTACTGGTCTGGTTCCTTAATATACGGTTGACTCAATTTTGCTGCGTTTGGAATTTGTTTTAAAGATGTTGCTAAATCTTTAACCGATGGATTTTTTAAGCCGCTAAAAATGTCTTGGATACACTCATACAGTTCCATTCGTTTTTGCCTCCCAGAATATTTAAAATTTCCTTACATTGGTATTTCATAGGTTAATTCATGGTATTTACCCATATACAATTTAGAGGCGGCAAACGCCCAGTGAACACAAAAAAATGTGCGGCCAAAATGTTGTCTTATCACCAACTTATTCGAGTTTATTAGTTGGAATAGTGGATTGAAAGGATTAAAACGGCCTGCTTTAATTCGCTTGAGGAAACGAGCAGGGACTCATAAGTGCAGTTCTAGGCCCATTGGCTCCAAAACACAATATCGGGGAAAAGCTTTCAGACTTTCTATGTTGTGCTTGAAATTTACTCCATTGACAAAACACAATCGATTTGGAATAATATTTGATTATATGCTCATTCATTCACATAATTATAATAAAATAATATCATTTCCCCTGAAAGGGAGAATATTAGAATGAAAGCTAATGGTATGCAAAATCTATTAGCTTCTTTTGTTTTCAAAAAATGATGTGTTTCGCATGTATTCATATAGGAAGGAATGACAACATGAAGACAAAACACTATTGGGTGATTTCTTTGCTCGCCGTCTTAGCGGTCGGGCCGGGATTGATGTCTAACACGGCATTGTCGTCAGTTCAAGGCCTTGTTCAGAAAGCGGTTGGAACAAGTGTCTTCACATCAGTAAATCCGATATTGATCGGCAATATGGCCTTTGCCTTGTTAGTTCCGGCAGGACCGCTGCTGAGGAAAAAATTCGGTGCTCGTCCCGTCTATCTGGCTTCATTACCTGTCTTTATACTAGGTTCACTGCTCATCGCATGTTCAGGCGATATTGCATGGATGGCGGCAGGGCGCTTTTTACAGGGGGCGGCAACAGGCGTCATGCTGATGATTATGATTCCAATGCTTGTACTGTCATTCCCGATTGAACGCAGGAACTATGCACTGCTTGTGCTGATCGGTGGATTCTATGGTTCTGTTATCATCGGCACCATCCTGGGAACCATTGCAACAAGCTGCGGGCATTGGAGATGGCTGTTTTTCATCTTTGGCACCTTGTCCCTGATCGGTGTCGCGGTGAGCTATTTCTTTCTTCATGACGAGCATCACGGAGCGGCGGATCAAGAACAGCCGCTTGATCGTGCGGGAATTCTTTTATCTGTTTTCCTTGCCGCAGCCTCAGCGGTTTCATTCATTTTTCTGCAAAAATGGGGGCTGTCATCGGGTTATGTAAGGATTGGTTTCGGGGTGACGTTAGGTTTGCTCATTGGTCTATTGATTGTGGAATATAAAGTGAAAAACCCCTTCATATCTATTAAACTGATGCTGCTGCCAAAACCGGTGCTTGGCTTATTGATCATAGCTGCAGGGACGATAACGGTAGCTGTCAGCCTGTCTGCTTTTCAAGGCTTGCTCCGTCAAATGTATGATATTTCTCAGGAGCATCTCATTTTTTTAAACTTGACTCTTTTAATCGGAGTGGCGATCGCGGCCATTTTGAGCGCTCTGTTATATGATAAAGTCGGACCAGGGATGCTCGGTATTATTGGCGGACTTATTCTCGTTTTTGTGAATTTTCAATGGCTGCATATACAGGATCGATCATCTCTTTATATGTTCGCAGCACTGTTTATCATGCTTGCAGCGGGAACAGGCCTGACAGTCGCCGCAGGGCTGATGGGAGCTGCCATGGGAGGCCCGCTGCCTGATTTGGTCAAGAGAATGACAGCTGTTCAGTTTATAAGATTGTTTGTCTATATGGGAGTTCCCATTCTCATCGGCTTTTTCACGAAAAAAGATGCTGCCAGACAAAGCGGTTCGGTACAGGATTCTATGATGACTGCTTATCATGATCTCTTCTTCATTTCTTTTATCCTTAGCGTGCTGCTCGTCTGCCTGTCATTTTGTATGAATGCCACTGGAATGGGGCACAAGCTGGCACATAAACCACATGATAAAGCGAAAACAGCTCCGGAAAAACCGGCCGTCTCAGCACAAGGTTTGTCGAAGGCAACCGTCAATTCATATAAAGTAATAAATGATACGGAATATCGGAATGCACTCAGAAATTTACAAAAATAGAAACATGGTAAAAACCTTTTCATTGAGCGAAAAGGTTTTTATTTTGCAATCTTTTCCCAACTTTATCCCTAAAGAATTGAAAAATATTAGAAGTGCAAGTAAAATTCTAAAAGGTAGATTCTTTTACATTCGTAATCTTTTAATTCGAAGGAAGGTTTTCATGGCCCGTAAAAAACTTAAAAAACGTAAACTCTTGATTTCACTATTTTTCCTTGTATCGATTCCGCTAGCTCTGTTTGTTTTAGCGACAACTTTATCAAAACCGATTGAAATATCCAAAGAAACTGAAGAAATCGATGAACAGCAAGTATTTATAGACAGTCTGTCCGGACATGCCCAAATTTTGTATGAAAAATACCATGTTCTCCCCAGCATCACAATTGCTCAGGCCATTCTCGAATCGGACTGGGGGAACAGTGAACTGGCTGCTAAGGCCAACAACCTTTTTGGCGTAAAAGGGAATTATAAAGGCCATCATGTCACGATGGAAACGGACGAAGTTGAAAAAGGGAAAAGAAAAACCATTCGCGCGAAGTTTCGAAAATACAGCACGTTTTTTGAATCTATGGATGATCACGCCCAATTGTTCGTCCGTGGCACATCGTGGAATAAAAAGAAGTATAAACCGGTGCTTGAGGCAGGGAATTATAAGGAAGCGGCAACCGCCCTGCAAACATCAGGATATGCTACAGATCCTGACTACGCTGACAAAATCAGCGCTATTGTGGAAAAATACGATTTAGATGAGTACGATGAGGTAAATCCATCCCTCAAATCTGTGGATTTAAACGCCTCTATTAAAGACAGTGCCGTTCAAGATGTATGGTCCAAGCCTTCTACTGATGATCGGTCCATAAGGCTTACCTCTGCCCAATCTTACGTCGGCAAAGACATAAAGGTTGTGTCTAAAAAACAGAAAGGCCAGTCTGTATGGTACCAATTCCAAATCAATGATAAACTTATTGGCTGGATTGATGATTCAGCTGTTGAAATAAAGGAGGCAACCTAA